CGACGGAGGCGTACATCTACAACCCGAGCGAAGACGGATGGGTGCTGCTTGCGTCCCCGGCACTGACTCCCGCGCTGGCAGCGGGCGCGTCGGCGGTGGCTAGCGCATGGTCCACGGGTTCGACGGTTGGCGCGGCGTCGCTCACCGCGACGGCGGGCACGACGAGCACGATCACGACCAACCAGACGCTGGCGCGTGATCTTCGAGGCTACAAGATCCACATTCTGTCGGGTCCGAACAACGGTGCGGTGCTCGACATCGTGCGCAACACGGTGGGCGCGACGGCGGTGATCACGGTAGCGACGCAGGCGAGCGCGTTCTCGGCCTCGACGGTGTACCGCCTGCTGACGCCGCGATGGTATCTGCTGACTGGGGGCACGCTCGCCTCCGGCAGCTTCCGCGTCTACGACTACGCGACGAACACCTACACGACGCTTGCGCAGGCGGGACTCGCGGCGTCGCTCGGCACCGACGGCAAGCTGGTGGCCACGCCGTCGATCATCGACGGCGACTTCAAGCAGTTCGCCACCGGCACCGCGACGAGCGCGACGGCCACGACGCTGGTGCAGACGGGCAAGACCTGGACGGCCAGCCAGTGGATCAACTCGCAGGTGCGAATCACCGGAGGCACCGGCGCGGGCCAGATCCGCACGATCACGGCAAACACCGCCGACACGCTGACCGTTGCAACGTGGACCACGACGCCGGACGCGACCAGCGTCTACGCGATCGAGGGCAACGACAACTTCCTGTACTACCTCGGCAACAACGCGGTCACGCTGTACCGCTACGACATCACGGCGAACACCTGGAGCACGTTGTCGCCCGGTGCGGCGCGTGCGGCGGCTCCTGGCGCGGGCATGAGCGCGCACTGGGTGCACAGCGCGACCGAAAGCGACTGGACGAACGAGTCGGCAATCCTGAACGGGCGCTACATCTACTCGTTCCAGGGCGCGGGCACGGCGGCCCTGCACCGCTACGACATCGCGGCGAACACCTGGGCGACGATCACCTACTCGCCGAACGCGGAGACGCTGACGACTGGCACGAAGTACGCGTACCACGGCGACCGCCTCTACCTCCAGAAAGACGCGACGGGCCGCTGGTTCGCGTACGACTTCGCCCGGTCTGAGATGTTCCCGTGGTCGACGATGCTGTACCCGCAGGGCGCGGCGATCGTCGGCGACACAGCGTTCGACGTGATCTACAAGGACGGCGCGACGGAAATCTTCTACGTCCACATGCTGCACAACACGGCGGCAATCCACCTGCGCCAAATGGTGATCTGATGGACACCGCCCAACGCATCGAGCTGTACGAGGCCGCGCTGGTCAACCTGGGCACGCAGCGCACCTGCGCGCTTCGCATCGGCGACGTGGACCGCATCGAGCAGATCGACGCCGAGCTGGCCGAGGTTGAGGCGGCGCTCGTCGCTCTGCGCGCTAGCTAGCCATGCTCCTCACGCTGCTCGCACCGACTGGCGCCCCACCGACGACCACGGTCGTCTGGCTGCGCGTCGGCGGCGTGTGGAAGCAGACCACCGTGTGGCTGAAGGTCAGCGGGGTCTGGAAGACCTGCACGCCCTTCGTCAAGGTGTCGGGAACCTGGAAGTAGTTCGACAGGCCTTAGCGCGAAAATGGATCACCCCACAGAAAGTGCAGCGACCATGACGAGCAGGCTACACCCGTGAACATGGCCCAAAGCGTTCTCTCCACTCTCGCCGGCATCGTCGCCGGCGGCAGCGTCGCCATCGTCACCAAGGCAGGGATGCCACAGCAGGACCTCGTCTCGATCCCATGGGACAAGCTGCTTGGCGTCGGTAGCGGCGGCCTCGCCTTCGGCGTTGCGTGGTACTTCCTGCAGCGCGAGGAGCGGCTGCGCGTCGCTCACGATCGCGTCGTGTCGCAGCACCTGGAGACGGCCAGCAAGATCAGCGGAACCTTCGCCGACACGGTCAACAAGATCTTGGCTGAAGCGCGCACCGACACCGATCGGCGCGAGGCTCGGCTGATCGCACTCCTCCAAGACAGAGACCAATGAACACCCTCGCCCGTCGTGCCGCGCTCGCGGCGTCCCTGCTCCTCGTTGGCTGCTGCGGTCCTGACCGTCAGCGCATCGCCGCCGATCGCGCCACCTACGCTTGGTTCGCGCCGATGCTGGTCGGCTACCTCGCCGCCGACGCGAAGCTCGACGAGAAGGCCAAGGAGACGCACCTGCGCGGCCTGCGCGCGTGGGGTGACCGCATCACGGCCGACGAGCTGGCCGCCGGGGTGAAGTGATGGCCGTGCCCAACCAGGTCGAGAGCATCGTCAAGGACGAGTTGCACGCGCTGCTCGGCAGTCTGCAGGCCGAGATCACCGACCCGCAGGTGCGCGCCGACCTGCTCGCCATGGCCGAGGACGCCGCACTGATCCCGGTGCGCATCGCGCGTGGTGAGGATGTCGCGCCGCTGCTGGCGGCGCTGAAGGCCGAGGCCGCCAACCGCGCGTTGACGCACCGCGTGCGCGTGCAGCAAGCGGTGCTTGAGGCCTGGCAGCGAGCCGTGGTCCGCATCCTGCACCTGGTCATCGCCGCGCTGTGACGACGCACCAGCAGCTGCTGGAAGCGGTGCGGCAGCCGGCCATCACGGCGGCGGCTGCGGCCTCGGTGCCGTACGTCATCGACAACGGCCCGGTGCCGGACTTCGGCGCGCTGTGGATGCGCGTTGTGACGGCGGTGGACGGATGCGCCGCGGTCAACAACGGCGACCGCTACCGCTGGACGGGCACGCTGCTTGCCGACGTGTACGCGCCGCGCGAGCAGGGCGACGCCGCGCTGCTGGCGTTCGTCGGCGCGCTCGCCACGGCCTACCGAGGCCTGCGCATCGCGTCGCCGGTGGTGTCGGTGCAGCAGGTGACGATCGCCGGCAGCTCGGTGTACGGCGACGGCTGGAGCGGCCGCACGGTGCGCGTGAGCTGGCAGGGCGACACGCCGCCGTAGCGCCTGGCGCCCGTCGGCGGTACGTTGCCGGCGCGGCGGCGAGGACGCTGCGGTGTCCCGCCCATCCCCGCTGCACGCTAGCTGCCACTGACCATGGCCCGACGCCGCCGCACTCTTCTCCCGCGTGACCCGATGGTCGCCATCGGCCTGGCCGTCACGGCTGCCGCGATCGTGACTTGCGGCGTGGTGTTGACGCTTCTCGTCCGCGCGGCATGCTGAGAGAGCCGAGGTCGCAGCCGCAGTGAGGTCTCCAGTTCATGCTGTGCAACGGTAGGTAGGTCGGTCGCCGGTGAGGGCCGGCGATGGCGACCTCGGCAGTTTACGCTTGCGATTCCGATGCCGATCCCGTAGAGGGTCCGGCATGCCGATGTCTCGCATGGAGGCCGCCGCGAGCGGCCTGACCGTCTACGAAGGTGTCCACCCCTGCCGCATCTGCGGGAGTCCGTGGAGGTACACCGCGCACGGGCAGTGCGTTCCCTGCCAGCGAGAACGGGCCAGCAAGCGGCAGGAAGCCATCGCCAAGAAGCTCAAGGCCGCGCGGAAGGGCCGGAAACGCCGCCAGAAGCCCGCGCCTGCCACGATCGACGAGGGGGGCATGCCACCACAGCCTCGGCGGCGATCGGGCCGCAAATCGGCTCCTAGCGACGCCGCGGGTGGCGCGTGACCGGCGGGCAGAACGAAAAAACTGCGGGCGAAGCCTTGACCGACTCCGCACAGAACTCTATGCCGATGCCTATGCCTCGACGCAAGGCGGCGCTGGAGGGACTGATCCACTACGAGGGGCGACCGTGCGCTCGTTGCGGTGGGACGCTTCGCTACGTCGTGTCTGCGAACTGCGTGGTCTGCTCGCTGAAGGACAGCCAGCGGCGACAGCAGGAGCTGCGCGAGGTCATGCGCAAAGCGCGCAAGGACTAGCTTGTACTACTACTCGTTCCACGTCGGGGACTACTCGGCGCACACCCGGCACCTGACGCCGATGGAGGACCTGGCCTACCGGCGGCTCCTCGACGCCTACTACGTCAAGGAAGGCCCGCTGCAGGGCACGCCGGCGGAGATCGCGCGCACCATCGCCCTGCGCGATCACGTCGCCGAGGTCGAGGCCGTGCTCCGTGAGTTCTTCGAGCAGGACGACGGCGGCAGCTGGCGGCACGGTCGGTGCGACGCCGAGATCCAGAAGTACCGCGCCATGGTCGATGGCGGGCGGCGAGGAGCGGCGAAGCGATGGCCTGGCCATCCCCAGGGGAATAGGGAGGGGAATAGGGGGGGGAATAGGGGGGGGATCGCCCCCCTATCGCCCCCCTACTCACCCCCTAATGGCAACCATGAACCAAGAACCAAGAACCAAGAACCAGAAGCCACACAGAAGCCGCGCTCACGCGCGGCAGCACGTCCCGAGGACGTGCCTGATGCTGTGTGGTCCGACTTCGCCAGCCTGAGACGGCAGAGACGGGCGCCCGTCACGGAGACCGTGGTCGCCGGCATCCGGCGCGAAGCCGCCGCCGCTGGCATGTCGATGGAGCAGGCAATCCGCACCTGCG